AATTTATGTTTGCAAATATAAAACAAATATTTTAAACTTCCAAATTTATTTTGAATTATTTTTATATATTTTCGTCATCTTGTTCTATGAGAGGGAGATAGCCATGACTTTTAAGTAACTCGTATAAGAATAATCTACCTTTCTGAGTCCATTGTGTGTTTAAAGCAACTCCCTGTTCTCCATTTTTATAAGTAATAGGAACGGTTTTAGACTTTGTATAACCCAGCTTTGCGTATTTTTGATATAGTATCCATTGTTTGTTTTGTTTATATTGAATGCCTTGCTCGTGAAGTAATTTATTTAATTCCTGAGCAGACATCCCGTAATCTTTTGCTATCTGTGTAATAGTAATTGTATCAACAGATGCTAAGATTTGGTCATAATAAGTAACTTTCGGTTCATATTCTGCTATTAGAACATTCTTAACTTTCAACTCACCGACAAGTTTCTCATTCTTTTCAACTTCATCCGCATACGCTCTAAGTGCTTCTGCAAATGTTCCAGGAAGAGATTTTTGAACTTGTTTGTTTTCTAATTCTTCCCATCTTCGGTTCACTCTAATTCTAAGTTCGGTATTATAACCTGTCATCAAATCCATAGTTTGCATCTTGGTTAATAAACATTCTCTATGTTGTTGATTACCTGTGTTTTCGTGAACATAAGACCCCTGCTCAATTTTGAGCATGCCTAATTTTTCATAATGTTCATTAAGTTTATCACAATCCCGCATCACATTTCTGTGTTGCTTTCCTGTAATTTCCGCGATTTCACGACTCGACATTTTTGGTGAGCTACTATTATTCACTCCGTCCAAATCCATTAGATTGTTCATCATATCTTAGTTAATTTTCGTTTTTAGTTAATTTGAATCTTCCGTGTTTTTTAAGTAAATCTTGTAAAAACTTATATCCTTTTCGGGTCCACTTTGTATCAAGTGTGAGTTGTTGTACACCTTTAGAGTCTTCACGCCCTACAAGAGTTGATTTAGTATAACCATCCCTAACATAATCAACTTCTACCAAATACCCATCCCAAACAGTTCCATATACTTCCAATTCCACCAACAATTTGTATAACTCTTCTTCACTAAGACCATAATCTTGGGCAATTTGTTCTACTGATACAACTTTATCATCTCCAAAATCTCTTCTTTCGTATTTGTTCTCCCAATAATTTCGTTCATTCATGTATGTCAACACTTTGTGGTTATTGTGTATCAACCGTGTACCTTCTAACATGAAATCTTTTTCATCATAATTTATTACTTTTTCCTTGCTCATAACTTTAAATATTTCTGCAAATGTAAAACTTATTTTTGAAACTCGCAAATTTTTTTCTAAAAAACAAAAAACCTCCCACCGATTAAAGTGAGAGGTAATGATTAAAATTAAAATTTAAACTTATGAATATGAAAAATAAACTAATAAAAACCTGAACGTTTAGTAGAGTAAAACGAACCTGAGTCTATTCTGTTTCTTAAATTTTTACGAGCCCTGTTAATATCTGTTAAATCAATTTCAGGATGACCAACTTCCACACCCACATCATCAAGATATTGTGCCCACGCAAGAGCATATCCGAATGCTAAAATACGGTCGTGGTTTTGACCCTTCTTGTAATTGATAATTTCGTCTAACAACGCTACATCTTTTATACGGCTGATACCAAGAGTCGGTATAGAAATACCATTTTCGTCTTTTCTATCTGATAACACCTCCCAACAATAACTTACTACTAAGTTAAATACATATTGAACATTTCGAGTGTTTGGTGTTATACCGTATTTGTTATTTTGATTTGAACGAGCGTTTACAAATCGTTTTGCTAAACTCTCTCCATTCATTAACCAAATGTCAGCTTCATGTTTTCTCATCAAATATTGCTGAAACGATATATCCGCATTTTCCTGCAATACCTCCGCCCCATAAAGCTTCATTAACATCTCAACATTTCTGTTGAAAAGTTCCATAGTGTTAGGTCTTGATACATATGATGCTACAAGTTTTGTAGTATCAAATACATTACTTCGTCTTTTAACAATATAAAACGCACCCAAGGAATCTCCATCAGAAGTGTCGTGTTTATAGTGGTCAAGACCTGCACAATATATTTGTTGAATATGTCTGTTATTTGGAGCTGGTGGCTCTTCGAACAATATGAAAGGGGCATCAACGTTTCCACCCTTATGAGGAAACTCTGCTATTTCCTTATCTGACATATTGTAAACTATCTCATTGTTATTATTAATGTGTAAATCTACAGGTTTTCCTGTATCACCACGAGCAACAATTTCGTTTTTATGTATTATAGCTTCTGCAGTTGGGAATGGATTGTAACTATCTTGAAGGAAACAATCATCAGGGTCTAAAGGATAGAACATTCTACGGTTGTAATAAGCAACAGTGTCTATCTTTTTTAACTTCTTTAACTCCTTTTGTAACTCCGCGTTAGCACTCTCCCAAGGCGTAACTTGCATTTTTATCTTTTCAAGTTCAGGGTCTTTCTCCCCAAGATACTCTCCAAGATTAGAATCTACTTTTTTTATCGCTAAGGACATCTGACCAGGAACAAATAAAGCCCAAGATTTTCGAGTCCATGTAGGGTCAGGATTATTTCTTTCAATTAAAGACCAATCCATAACTAACAAATTGTTAGATTCAGGGTTGTTTGCTAAACTCATAGCATCTTGAACCATGTCAATATTACCACTCGTTCCTAAAAGCCATGGACTAATACGCCAAGTACCTAAACCTGTATCGAAAGAAGGTCTCGCAGCCTCCCACGCTTTCTTAAAAGCAAACTTACCACATTCGTCTAATACCCAAGATACAGGCGTACCACCCGCAGTCTTTTGGTTTGAAGTATTCGAACCCATGTCCAAGTTTATAACCTGTATCCTTGAAAACACATCGGTTTCGTTGTTTTTAAGTTTTGTTCCAAATATAACACCCTGCTTACTATACCAATCTTTGGTAATTCTGTTTATCTTAAACATAGGATGTGTGTATTCGTAACCGTGGTTCATGTAAGTTGTTAACGCTGTTAAGTCCTCCGTTGAACCACCAATGATAGTATTAGCAGATGCTTCACCACCATATTTTGTTTGGGCGTTCCACATGGTCCAAGAAGAGATAGAAACACTCTTCCCAAGACGACGTGAACCCATAATAAATAACCCTTTCTTAGGATTTTCCTCAGCCCTTATGACACTTTCGTTATAAAACCATTCGTTGTCCCTGAGGATAGGGGGGTTATTCACCCTTTCTGTTTGCCCGTCAGGTAACATTATGTCCTGCTGGATGTGCCAATGGTTTAAATGCCAATACATCCAAGGGTGGATTTTATGTCCTCCAACAGTTACACCCTCTCGAACTTTTTTAAGCTCCCAAAGATAAAACTGCTGAACATCTCTTGTCTGTTTTTCAAAAGATAATCCCTCCACCCATTCAGGCTTATTCTTCATGTAAATGAAAAATTCGTTTTTCAGGCTCATCATTCTAAGTTTTTCAACATGTTGTCAAGCTCTCCGCTTTTATAATGAGCAATCATAGAATTTTCAGTATGTCCTTGACGAACATTACTTTCTTTTTCTTGATTTTTCATGGCTTCCTCATAAAATTCAAAGACACCTGACAACTCTAAGTATGCTTTAAGCCACTTCGTGTGACTGTCAAATAAAGAAGTCTGAAACTTAAACTCTTCAGAACGAACATTCGTGTCCATCTTCTGCCAAGGATTTTCCTGGATATATTCCATAATCCTGTCTAACTGTTCTTTCAGTTCCTCTAACGACTTCTTGATAAACTGCTCGTCAGATTTCTTGATATATTTAGCCATTCTTCTTCTGAAGTTCTAATAACTCTTGAAATTTTTCAGCTGGTAAGGCAAAACCTTTATTATCCATGATGTTTATCAGGTTAGGGTCGATGAATTTAACATTCAAACCTTCCACTGCTACACCGTCAGGTGCTAAATGATAAATCTTTTCAATAGTATCTTTCATCTTCTCCCCAAGAGTGTTTTCCAATTTGTCAAGTAAGACAATCTTGTAAAGATGATGAATGCATGAAGCCCACATTCCCACCTGTTGATTGTAGATTTCATAAAGGAAAAACTTCTCACGGGTTTCATTTACAAAATCTAAATCTTTCTCACTCGGGTTAGACAGAGAAGAATCTCTTTCGTGTAACTCTTGACCTAAAGCTTTAACAGTTTCAACAAGAGTAAGATAATCCTCTGTTAGTTTTATAAGTTCTGCAACTAAAGCAGACTTCTTAGTTTTTTTCATCTTCTTCTCGCTCATTTTTTACAATTTTATTGAGAGCCGTGTAAAGCTCTTTATCCGTTTTTTCTAAAAGCCAACCTAACTCTTTACCCTTTTCTAAGGTGGTTAGTGCGGCATAAAGGACCTCTGTTAAAGAATAATTTTCAAGTTTCAAGAAAACATCCTTCAACTCATCCATTGCTATTACTCTAAAATTCATTTAAACAAAAATATACTACAAAAGATAGCCTTACAATAAAGTAAGGCCATCTGTTTGTTTGTCAAGTTCATCTAACTCGGTCGCTTCCAACCTATATACTCATAAACCACCGTTAATAAACTGACAAAATAAAACATCTAATTTTAATAATCATGAGAAATCACTTAAAACAAAAAAAACAATAATAGACATTTTTGTAAGTAATTTTTTTCTTGAGTAACTTTTTAAAAACCCACCGCCCGTTATGAACGGTGGGAAAATAAAAATAAATGATTAACAAATCAAAAATTCAAAATAATAATAGAAAAAAGTTACATGTCAATTTGTAGCGAAGGCAGGGTTCGAACCTGCAACCTCGAGGTAATGAGCCTCGCGAGCGTCCTCTTGCTCCTCTTCGCGATGTTTAGGGGTTCGGTGAAGATTCGAACTTCTACAGACCTGCCTCCCGAACCTGTTTGATTAACTTTAATTTTAATATCTTTATGAAAGATTGTATTTAATAGTGCAAATATACAACCTGTTTTCTTAACTTCCAAATTTTTTGACAACTTTTTTCATCAGTTTTTGTTAAGTTGTTGAAAATCAGGTTGAAAAATTTCACTTTTACTATTTTCCGTCTCTCAACATTTCAGAAACAACGGTGTAAACAGCTTCGAGATGACCTTTTCTTTCTAACTTTGAAAGATTATTTTCACCTTTCTTAACGGGTTTAATCGCTCTAACACTGATAGAATACTTGTAGTATAAGTTTTTGTAAACGGAATCCCAAGCTTCAGGGTAACTTACACCTGTCAAACTCACATAAGCTTTGACGATTTGATTTATTTTACTCCTCAATGTTTGTTCAGGAGAAGTATTTTCAGACAGTGGTAAAAACTCCAATTGTTCTTTAGCAGTTTCTCTAACTTCCAGCATATGGTCCACATCCGACTTCAAAGAATTTAATTCTTCCTGTTGATGTCTAATAGTTTGTTCAGTTTCTATCTGTCTGCGTTCTAAATCAACTAGCAGTTGAGCTTGAGCTAATAATAACTCTGCACTTGTTTTAGGTGCAACAGAATAAGAACCTGTTTTTCTAATTGATGGGAGGACTTCTTCCACCACCCAATCTTGAAATCTTTCGGCTGATTCTAACTTACTTCTCATTATCAACCTATATAAATTAGCTTCATTAATAAAAGTTGCTAAAGAACTACCTACTCCGTTCGAATGAGCAATCCCCTGTTTCAGGGTACCGTCTGATTTACAGTGAGTTGCAATAGCATTTTCGGGTTTAGCATACCCAAGTGCAATCGCTATATCTCTACCATGAAACCATACTTCCCCACCCTCTTGTAATAAAATTCTAACTTTACCAAATTCCTCGTGATTAAATGTTTCTAACATGTTCATAAATTTTAAATATTTTCGGCAAAGTTAAGAATAATTTTCAAACTTCCAAATATTTTTTAAACTTTTTCACCAACCAACGTAAAAACAGTACTTAATTCACCCTCTACACCCTCTGCAACATAAAATACTTCAAATGATTTTTGAAACTTACCTTTAGAAAATTTTTCAGTATCTAACTCCCCCGTTATCTGTAATCCGTTTATCTGAACTTTTAAACAATCACAGTATGGTTCAACGGCAACAAGTTTAACATTTGTATTTTCTACTACCAATGAAAACGGTAATATTCGATTTGAGGTATCAAAGAGCTCGATTAAGACACTTTCTCTATTTTCTGATATTCTTATATCACTTTTTTGAAATGAGCGATTTTTGACGTCTAAATGAGCCTCGTTTTCTGTTTTCAGAATTACCTTAGTCCAAAGTGGTGTTTCTCCCACCTCAACAAGACCACAAGATTCATTACTTCTCTGTACTTTGTTTTCGATGTAACAACTACATTTCGTGCAGAAGTTTCCGTTTTGATGTTGAATTTTCTGAATAACCGTCAAGTCTTTCGCATTCTTAGAGTTGAACGGACAACTGTCGCAAATTGCTTTTCTTCGCTCGATTTCCGAAAGTGGTAAATCTTTTATCGCATCCGTAGACTCATATATTTTCTGTCGTTTCATCTAAATGTTATTTTGGATTTCTTCTAATTGGTCAATGTTGTAACCTCGTCTAAACCCGTATTTGTTGATTATCGCAGGTTGTCCATGGAAAAATCTAAAACTCTTCCCAAGGATTTCTTTTTTCTTTAAGTTTAACTGTCGCAAAGCGTCAACTCTCTCCACCTGCTCTTTATATCGCTCTTCTGTTGCTGGGCTTTTTTCAAATACATGCTTCAGATATTCAGTTTTCAAGTACATCCTCCCAAGCATGTAAATCTCCAAACAGGTCGCTTTCTCGTTTTCTATCGCATCGCGGATAGATTCTAAAAACAAATCGTATGAAAATTTAACCTGTTCTATATCCCACCCACCTTCCTCAGCAACTTCTGTCAATATGTCGGTGGTAAATGATATTGAGTTCTTCATTCTTCTCGTTTTAGTGAAAATGCAAATAGTGATTTTTCTATGTCTTCTGAACTATCGAAAAAATCTTTCAAACCTTGAACCGCAGGGCTCAAATGTTTAATTCGGTAGTTTCTCGAATCCATTCTCAAGTACCCTTTCTTCGTCAATTCAGAGTTAATTTGGTTCAAATTCTCTTTGGTAAACCCTGTTGTTTCTAATATTTTCTTTTTTGTATCTCTACTGTAACCGTACAGGATGTAAAACGTTAAAACATCCACCATTCTCGGTCTAATATGCACATATCCAGCCTTAATGTTCGTTGCTTCTGCGTATAATCGCAAACAGGCGTGGACTTTATCGAAACTATTTTCGAACTTAAAAGTCACCACATGTAGTGGAATTTTTGGTTTTTGGCTCATTTTTGTGTAAATTTTTTTCGTTATTTATGTAAAATACTGATTTCCAAGTTTTTAAATTAACTTGCTGAAAATCAGGTGATTAAAGCTAACTCATTGAAAATCAAACTGTTGTAAAATTTCGTGCTTAATTTTGTGCGTCCGTGTGGGTATGCGTTCGTGCGGGTATGCGGTTTTTTTTTCAAGTAAATTTTTCTCTTTTCTCCAGCGAGTGAAACGAGCCGCCGTCCGCGTAGGACAATCAGCGGTGTGTTTTTCGCTGTGTGGGAGGAGTAAAGATTTATCTTTACGACGGGTGAGCACTAAAGGGCATAGAACTCCCTAGGGATTTGACCGATAACTTCTTAGCTCTACTAAGAAATTTTTCTTGCAAAGTGCCAAATCCAACCTTCCCTCTCGGGCGTAGTTGCATCTCTACGGTATGACTTTTTCCAATTTTGAAAAAGTTATGTCAAGTCAGGTTAGTTCTAGGGGATTTCACGTTCTATTATGCAGAAGGCCTAGTTCTGCACGTGCTTAAATCCAAGCACCCTTTAAGACGCACCTACTGATTATAAGATGATATTTCCTGGGAAATACCGAATTTGGTCTTATAAAACGCCTTTCGGCTCGCTTTAATGCGTCAGGGCAGGAGGGACTACCTACCAGCAAGGCCCATATCCTTTTCGTGTTCTTTCTCAGTGAATGCTGGACACTGATTTTGGGCGTCACGATTCCGAACTACCCACTTCCCAATCCCTTTGTTGGAAGTTTAAATGCACACCCAAATGGTTACTCCCGCCAATGTGCATCGAGTCTTAAGTTAATAAGACATAGTCTATTGGTCTTTGTTTATTTCAATAGTCTAGACGGACCAATCCTCAAATAGGCTAAACTTGAGTTTACTAAAACCGTCTATCGCTGCTTCTCCATATTCCTAAATCTTTTCAACTTTCGTTGAAGGCTTTTAGGCGGTTGAATAGTCTGCAACCCTTCCTACCGAATCCCTCCATCTCGAAGATTAGAGTTCATTTGCGTCACTCGGCTGTTTTGGAGGCCCTCATTTCCTCCGACTACTTACATCTCATTTATACGCAACTTTATTTTGTTTGAGATGCTTGAAGTATCAACACGCTGCAAATATACAAATTATTTTTAAACTTCCAAACAAAATAAGAAGAAATTTTATCGAAAATCTGTAACTTACTGTAAATCAGTGAGAAAAATTTTCATGTTTCTTCTGCTCGTGTTTGGAGCACTACTGTAATTTGAAATTCACTTTGCAAATATATGAAAAAGGTTTTAATAATTCAAAACAATAAGGTGTCATTTTATTATGCTTGTTAGTTACACTATTAATGGTATTTTTGCAAATATAATTTTATAAACAATGAACGGTATTTTAGACTATAACGAATTTTTCGAAGAGGTGTGGGACTATATCAGTGAAGATGTAGTTACAGACGAATTTTGGCAGAACAATGAGGAGTTTATCAGGGAATTAACTTTTGACTATTATGAGTTTTACAAGAAAACCATTGTCACAAGTCAATATGGCGAGGTTCTTTTTAACCCATTGAGTCCAAGTATTGTTGCGAGACTTATAGAAAAGTCTATTGAGAAGTTTCTAAAAATAGGGATTGTAACTGATAAGCATCTGATTGTCAAATTTTAACATTAAAACGCTCACTTTTTTGGGCGTTTTATTTGTTTATTCAAAAAATTGTTTTATATTTGTGGCATTAATTTTTAAATAGTTTAAATTATGGATTTAATAAACGACAATAAATGCGAAAATATACAGAAGAGGATTTAGAAGATTTAAAAAGAATACTTGACGAGCAGAATGGAAATATAACCAAAACTGCCGTCGAGTTTTGTAGTTTAAGGCAGATTACTTACACAGATACGATTAGAAGGTCTGTATCAAAACTATTAGAAAGAGAGAAGGTTACTAACAATATTGGAAAAGATAAATTGTTAGATGAAGCATTGCTTGAAACAAAAGGGAGGGTTTTAAAAAATTCTAAGTATTATTTAATCACTTGGGAGCAGAATGAAACACCTTTACATTTAGAATTGTGGAATAATATCCTTGCTTATAAGGATTTTTTAGGTGCTGAGCTTTCAGTTATTCTTGGGAGATACAAAAACCCGACATCTGTTCACACAGAAGTTAAACATGAGAGTTGGAACCCGTTAACACGACCGTATTGGGATAGTAACCGACACGATATACATAAATACTTGACGATTTTAGGTGATGTTAAGATACAACCTACTGCGTCTATACCTTTAAGCGGACTTGAAATGATGACGGGTGAAACTACTACAATTGTGGGACATCCTAAACAACATTTAAAGTCTGTTCCTGTTTTAGAAGGACATCCTAAGAAAATATTATTGTCTACAGGGGCGATAACATTACCTAATTATACAGATAGTAAATCAGGTAAGAAAGGGGAGTTTCACCATAATCTTGGATTTGTAATTGTTGAAATCCGTGATGAGGATGTGTTCTTTATCAGACAGATTGAGGCGAATGTAGATGGTAGTTTCACAGATTTGTGTCATCGGGTGGATAACGGTAAGGTTGAAAAGATAAACAAAATATCAGGTATGGTTTATGGAGACCTACATTGGGGTTCGACGGATATAGATGTTTTAGTTAAATCTATGGAGTTTACAGATAAGATGAACGCTGATGTAGAAGTTTATCATGATGTTATAGATGGAATTTCGGTTAATAATCATATTGTAAACAATCCTATTGAACAGTTTAAGAGAATGCAGGATGGAGCCGATGATGTTATGGACGAATTAGAATCTTTAATAGAGTTTTTAGATGATGGGAGAGATATACAAAAGGTTATTGTTCAGGCAAATCACAATGATAGGTTTGATAGATGGATATTGAATCAAGATTGGAAGAAGGATATTAAAAATGCTCTAACTTATTTAGAATTATCTTCTTCTATTTTAAAAGGTGATGCTAAAAAAGGTGTTGTGGCCTACATGATAGAAAAGAATTTTTCACCACAACAGGTATTTTGTTTAGATTACGATGATTCTTTCGTTGTAAATGGTTGGGAAGTTGCTCACCACGGACATATTGGAGCAAATGGTAGTCGTGGAAGTTTAGAGCAGTTCACAAGAATGTCTACGAAGATGATAGTAGGACATTCTCATGTTTGTGGTAAGCAAGGGCGAGTGTTATCTGTTGGAACATTGACACATTTAAGAGAGGGATACAATAAAGGAGCTTCGAGTTGGCTTCAAGGAAATGTTATAATCCACGCGGATGGGAGTGTTCAACATATGATATTTATAGATAAGGAATTTACAACATTCGATATTTAGAGAAATTTAAAGAAAAAATAAAATTTCTTATGATTTTATTTGGAGGTTAAAATTTTTTCCTTATATTTGCGGAACAAAATGAGTTCTTAAACAGTTTAGAAACTCACAAATTAACTTAATTATTAATTTTTAACACATTTTATTATGGCAAGAGAAGTAGGAAATGCTAACACAAGTTATTTCAAAGTAGACGCAGACGGATTTATTTATTTAGCGTCAAAAGTAGAGATGGATGGTTATAAACCTCACTACAATGATGAAGGTAAACTTACAGGTTACCGTAAATTATTTACAGCAACTGACGAAGGTAAGATTGTAGAATTAAGAATTAGAAATGCAAAATTCCAAACAGGAGAAGTTCCTATGGTAAGTATTTCTATTGATGGTAAAGACGGAAGAGAGAATATTCAATTCCAACTTTACACAATGAAAAAAGGACTTTCTCCATATGCTAAGGCGTTGGCTCAAGTTCTTCCGAATGTAGATTTTGAAAAAACTTACTCGATTTCATTCGATAAAAGAAAAGATGATAGAGGTTACACTGTTAAAAACATTTACTTCAATCACGGAGAAAACGAGTCTGTAAAAGCATTCCATAAATACCTTAACAAAGAGGGTAATAATGGTGGAGATATTCCTTCTCCAACACAGTCTGAAGATATTTCAGGAAAATTAGTTTGGGATTTTTCAAATCAAGACAAGTATCTTTACAAGTCTTTGAAGGAACAACTTGAAAGATTTGAGAAAACAAGTGGTTATTCTTATGGTGGAAATGATGAAGAAGAAACTTCTACACCTGCTCCAGCACCAGCTGTTGAAAAACCTGTTGCTGCTAAACCTGCAAAACCTGTAGCGAAGCAAGTTGAAGAGGAGGAAGATGAAATGGATTTACCTTTCTAAAACATGAATTATGGCAAAAATAAAGATTACAAAAACAGAAGTTAAGAATTTTTATAATTCTTGTTTAGAAAATGGTGAATTGTTTTTAATTTTCCCTGAAGCTACAGGTGTTTGGGAAAAGGATAAAAAAGCCTTTACCAAATATTATGAAGAAAATAAAGAGCTTGAAGCTCTCACCGATATTGACATTTAATTGTTGTTTTGCTTTTTTTAATTATTTGTTCATTTACTTAAATTTAATTTTGATTGTTAGTAGCTAAGACCCTGCCTTTATAAGGTGGGGTTTTAGTTTTTTTATTACACGGTTGTTTTTTAGTATTTTTGCAGAAATTTGTTAAATACCACAATGGCTGCACATGCAAGTTATTGGTATGGTGATGCGATTGGTGGCGGTATCCATTCCGAATTACCTGCACAAGCCATACCGTATTCTAAAAAACAGACAAAAGAGTTTAAGAAGGAAACTATGGACGCCTTGGAAAGGATAGGTGTTCGACAGATGAAGGAAAACTTACGATTTAAAGATTTATATCGTATGGTTGAGGGAAAACTTTCCCACAGTGAATTGTCGGAGGTTATACCACAACTGTCTGAATTAGATGAGGCTTTAAAGGATACAAGTGTTCCTACTTTTATTAAACACTACGACATATTAGGGATAATAATAAGAGCTCTTCGAGGGGAGTATTTAGCCCATTCTGACAGTTTCGCAGTTACTCAGGTAGATGAGATTGCTTCGAATGAATATCTTAGAGAAAAGACCCGTTTATTACAGGAATACATAACTGATAAATGGAATAAAGAGTTAGAGTTGCGACTTATAACTCAAGGTCTTTATAATCCTGAGGAAATGCCATTTAATTCTGAAGAGGAGAAACATCAGTATCTTCAACAGGTAGAACAAGCGAAACATGCACTTACACCACCTGAAATTGACAATTACTTGAAAGCTGATTGGCAGACACAGGCTGTGAAGTGGGCAGAATATACTAAAGAGGCTGATACAGAAAGATTTAAATTGTCTGAGATAGACCTTATTAACTTAACTGATTACCTATTAACAGGTAGATGTTTTAGACACTACAGAGTAGGTTACGATAGTTATGAAGTTGAGGCTTGGTCACCATTAAATACTTTTTATTCTCAAAATTTAGATGTAAAATACCCACAAGAAGGGGATTACATTGGAAGGATACATTACTTTTCACCTGCTCAACTTATTAACCGATATGGTCATTTATTGACGAAAGAGGAGAAAGAGAAAATCCTTAATAAGGATACTATTTTTAGTACAGGTAAAGGTACTAAAACGAACCAAAAACTTCCTGATATGGTGTTGAAAGGTTCAGGTGGAGAAACTCACATTGTTCCTCATGAACAGTATTACGATTATGAGTTTGCTTTAGGGTTGCAGGATTTGTTAGGTACACCTATGGCGAAGAAAACCATGGTTGGGAGAGACGGAGAAGTTACATCTATTGACGCCTTTTTACCGAGAAGGATGAATGATGTATATGGTTACGGTTCTCATAGAGATAGAATCCGTCAGTTATCTGATAACACAGTGATTCGTCAGGACCTTATACAGGTTACAGAGGCTTATTTTGTGTCCTATAAGAGATTTGGGCTTATTACTTTTGAAGACCCTGAAACAGGGATGCTTACTCAAGAAACAGTTACAGAAGAAATACTTAAAGACTTCTTAGAGGAAAAGAATATTAAAACTTTAAGTAAAACTACTCTTAGAGAAGCTGAGAACAATCCTACACCTAATACTCTTGTTTGGGATTATGTTCCTGAAGTTTGGAGTGGTGTTAAGATAAACAGTATGGGTACTGCTTTGGATGATGATATTTACATTCAAGTTGAACCCTTAGAATATCAAATTAAAGGGAATAGTAAGTTATATCAATTACAATTACCTGTGGCAGGTTATGTTGGTATTGGTTTAGCACCTTTAATTCTTCCTTATCAAATAGGTCATAACATTGCAATGAACCAAATGTATAACCTATTAGAAAAGGAAATTGGTTTGTTCTTCTTATTGGATGTACAGTATCTACCGAGTGAAATGAAGAGTTGGGGTAATACAGAAGATGTTTTATTTAACATACGAAGTATTGCTAAAAATACAGGTATTGTTCCGATAGACACTTCTACCTCAAACTTAAAAGGAATTGCTGGAGGTATGATGCAGTTTGCACCTCAAAACTTGAGTTATTCAGCACAGATTGCCGACCGTATGCAATTGGCAGAGTTTTATAAAAATAAAGCTTATGAACAAATAGGATTTAACCCTCAAAGGTTGGGTGCTCCTACTAAGCACGAAACCGCAGAAGGAGTTAGACAATCTACAAGTGCTGCTTATTCTCAAACTGAACCGTTCTTTGAACACTTCTCTGACTTTAAGAAAAGGGCATTAGACATGCATTTAGCAGTTGCTCAATATTGTCAGAAAGAAGGTAAGGATATTTCTGTATTCTATACGAAATCAGATGCTACAAAAGCGTGGTTACAATTTTCAGACCCTGATTTCCATTTGAGAAAATTCAGCATTATGCTTACTTCTAATAGTGCTGAGCGTAAAAACCTTGAAACATTTAAACAATTTGTTCTTCAGAATAACACAATGGGTAATGACCTATTGGCGATTGCAGAAGTTATTCAAACGAAATCAATGTCAAGTGTTATCGATGTTGCTCGTAAGAGTAGATTATATAACGAGATGTTGCAACAACAACAACACGAACAAGTTATGCAACAGCAGCAACAGGCTCATGAACTCGAAATGCAGAGAATGGATGAAGCTTGGAAGCGTCAAGAGATGTCCAAAGAGGCTGACAGAGATAATAAGATTGATGTTGAGAGAATTAAAGCGTTGGGTAGAGCATCTGATAAAGAATCCGATGCATATGGTTTCGATATGATTAATAAAGAAGCAGACCAAGCTTTAAAAGAAAGACAGCAATCTTTCGAAGAACAATTACAAGAAAGAAAATTAGCAGTTGATGAAGCTATGAAAGAAGCGGAACTTTCTCGTAAAGATAGAGAGTTGGAGCTTAAAGCTCGAGAGCTTGAAGAGCGTGCTCAAAAGCGTAAGAGTGACGAAATGATAGCACTTGTCAACAAGAACTAATCTTATAAAATACCATCTCATTCATAAAATTAAACTTTATGGATGAGTGGTTTATTTTAGTTTATTGATTTTTAACCATTAACAATATAAATTTGCAGAAAGTTATGAGTATAGACTTAACGAACAACCCCGATTTTGATTTTTCAACACAGAACGGGAATGTAGCGGACTTGGAATCTTTTTTAGATGCTGAGTTTGGTGTAGGAGGTGAAACTACTAATGAAGTGGATGATGAACCTATCACTCCTTCTACTGAAGAGGAAGAAGTTAAAGAAGAAACTTCTCCTGCTACTGAAGAGGGTGAGGAACTTACAATACCTACGGAACCCGTAAATCCACCTAAGGAAGAAAAACCTGAACCGAATATTGTATCTTCTGAAAGTTCAAATAAGTATAAGAACATTTTGGATACTTTGATGAAGAGTAAAGTTATCGAAGCGTTCGATACTATTGAAACAGAAGATGGTGAAATTCCTTTATCAGAATATGATTTAGATGAAGAATCTTTCGCAGGAATTATTCAGGCTCAAATAGAAAATGCGAGAAGTGAAGGTGAAAAGAACACAACTAAGAATGTGTCAGACTTTACTAAGCATTTGATAGAGATTGAGAAAAATGGTGGGAATGTATCCCAAGCTTTAGAAACTTACAATATGTATCAAGACCCGTTGGACAATTTAGATTTATCTATAGAATTGGACCAACAAAAAGCTGTCTTTATGAAGTATCATCAATTAAAAGGTATGGATAAAGAAACAACTATGGACTTGATTGAAAGTTTCATGAATAAAGGTAAACTTGAAGAGGAGGCTCTTAAAGCAGACGCTGAGATTCGTGGGGCTATTGATAAGCAGATGGAAGCTTTGAACAATCAAGCGGTTGCTCAAAAAGAAGAAAAGAAGAAACAACTTAAACTTTATAGAGATAGTCTGAGTGAAAATCTTAACAAATTCGATTTGAACTCAAATGTTAAGAAGAAAATTGTAGACTACGCTACTAAAGAGAACGAAAATGGTTCATTTGAGTTGGATACTTTATACTACAATTTGAGAAATAATCCTGAAACTGCTTCTGAGTTAGCATTGTTCCTTATAGATAAGGACACTTATAAGAAACAAGTTGCGAAAGAAGAAGTTCGAGATACTCAAATTAAAACAATGAAGAGTTTGAAAGTGGTTAAGCGTGGAAGTGACAGTATAAACATCACTCCTAAAAACCCAGGTAAAACTCATACAGGAAATGTAATCGATTTGTCAGATTTTGAATAATTAATTTTTAATATATTAAAAGAAGAAAATGAGTTTTAATTCTTTAGGTAAACCCTACAACGGGGATACTATTGTAGCTTTTACAAGTACAAATAAAGTTAAACAGTATGGTTTAGTAGATTCTCCATCTTTAAGTTCTTGGTATGCTGAGGACCCTGATAAAAATCACTTGGGATTAGTTGAATTGTTCAGTAACCAAGCAGACTATAGAATGCCAGGTTATAAGAAATATTTCAAAGATAGAGCAATCCTTGAAGTAAATGGTGTGCAAGGAAAATGTCACTACGATGTAGAAATTGTTGAGCCTTCAGGTTCATTCACAACTGCAGACACTTCTGATTTCTCAGAATATCCTGGTCTTGCGGGTTCTGTGTTCCCTATTGAACTTGATGTTGCTTATCAGCCTGGTGATATTATCACTTATAACCCTGAAAGAGGACAACAATTGCACGTTTCGGAAGACCATGTTGTAGAAAGAAACGGTGATACTTGGAAACACTGGGTGCAACTTGTAACTATGGATGAAGATGAGTACTTCGATAAACAATACTTACAAGAAGGTATTCAATACTTTAAAGTTAACCACTCTTTAGGTGAGTTCTCTACTCAATTCTCTAACTTCGAAGGAGGTGACAATGTTTCAACTATGACATTGGAATTTGAATTAGGAGGACATAGAGGGGTTGAGACTTTCTACACTATGTATGCAGACAAGAAAACCTTCTCGGGTGCTGCGGTACATGCTAGAGAGTTTTGGAACAGATTTGCTAACCAGCTTGAACAATTTGGAAAAGATAACGACGGGTATCTGAAAGACATCATGATTATCGGTAAACTTGATAAAAATGGTAAACTTAAGAAAGATACTACTACTATCGGTTCAACTCTTGAATATTTAGTACTTCTTGAATTGATGAAGATGGAAGCATACGCTCTTAACTTCCAAAAAGGAGGTATTGTTAAAGGTATTGATGGAACTAAGAGATTATCAGAAGGAGCTTGGCATCAATTTAGAAGAGGTAATGTATTTACTTATTCAAGAAAAGGTGGAATTACTAAGTCTCTATTGAGACAAGCTATGGCTGTGTTATTCCAAAATAGAAAAGATTTATCTCCACAAGACAGATACATTAAATTTGATTGTGGATACTTCGCATATATGAACATGCTTAACTTGTTCAGAGAAGAAGTTATGGCTCAAATTCAAGCTCTTGGGGTGCTTATGGGTAACGAGAAATTCTTACCACATTCTCCTGTTCAAGGTAAGAGTCTTACTTCACTTACTCTTGAGCCTGTGATGTTCACAAAAGTTAACATCCCTGAGATTGGATGGGTGGAAATTAATCACGACCCAGCGATGGATTACTCTCCGATGTCTGATAGAAGAGGAAGAGGATTCTATGGAGAAGGTGGTTATGCTCACTCTGCTTACTCTATGATGATTACTGATGCTACTGACGCTAACTACTCTAATGCAAGAAGAAGTCTTCCTACAGGAGCTAAACTTGTTGCAGGTGGTAATGAAAGAGCTAATGTTTACTATGTTAAGCCTGAAGGTGAAAACATGTGGTGGGGTTACTCTAACGGTAGATATAGCCCTCAAACAGGTAGAGAAATCATCAGTACATCTAAAACGATGTCAAGAGAGTTTTGGGCTCACAACGTATCAGGTGCGTTAGTACTTGACGTTACAAGAAGTATCATTATCGAATTGCAGGAGATTCCAACTGCATTCAGAAGAATATAGTTTATTCATCTTTTTGTGTAAATTTTCGTTAATGTTTTTGAAGGCGTTTTCACTTAATAGTGGAGACGCTTTTTTGTTTCATAAAATAAAACTTGATTGTTGTTTGTTAATTAAAATAATTTTCTTATATTTGCAAAAATATTTATTACAATGAGTAAAATAGATGATAAAAAAGAGTTGTATTTAGATAGATACAAAGAATTAGTAGAAAACTTCGAGGGTGATAAAGACCTGTTAGAAACAACTTGTGGTCCTATTTTTATACCTTTTGTGGAAACCTTATATAAAGGTTTTAAGAAGTTAGAAGAAATGGGTGGTTGTCCTCCGTGCATATTGTTAGACGCTTTCGGAGAATTAGTACAGGAGGAGTTTAACAAGGTTGTTGGTGCGAGTGAGAATATTAAATAATCTAATTCCTCAAAATTTTGGGGAATTAAAACAGACTAAATATGAAAAATAGTAATAATTCTGCAGCGGTGTTTATAATGGTTATAGCTATGGTCACATCTTCTTTAACAACCTTTGCAATAACGCGTAACTATTACACAAGTAATATAGTTAAGATGGGGCCACAGATAGATGAAGTAGTTTATTTTAGAGTGGAAGGTGTGTTAGGTAATGGTCGAATAAAGACTATTAGGAGTAATGGAGAATATGAAGTAATTACTAAAGAAGGCAAGGTGTTTCAAGTTACAAGGGTGATGAGGGATAAATGGGAAGTGTTGAAAGAATTGGGAATAGAATAACTTAAATATTGTTGTAAGTGAAATATATAACATTGACGAACATTTAAAAACCATAATATATGGCAAAACAAGAAAAAGAAAAAAAGACTATTGACTCTGTATTGCAAAGTATCAATAAGCGATACGGAGAAGGAACATTAATGGCTTTAGGTAGTAACCAAAAAGCGTTTGTTAAAACTATTACAACAGGTTCTATGGCTATCGATGACGCCCTTGGAGGTGGGTATGCCGTAGGAAGGCTTGTGGAGTTGTTTTCTGAACCTAGCGTAGGAAAAAGCACAATTTCTGCAACGGCTATTGCAGAAGTACAAAAAACAGGAGGTAGAGCTGCCTATATTGACACTGAAAACAGTGTTGACGCTAAATATTTCGAAGCCTTGGGTGTGAATATTAAAGAATTACTATTTACACAACCTGATAGTGCAGAAGCTGCGTGTCAGATACTTTTAGACCTATTAGACACGGGAGAGTTTTCGTTGATAGTGGTTGACTCTATTGCAGCAATGACACCTCAAAAGATATTTGAGGCTGACGCAGGAGAGGCTACAATGGCTGTTTTAGCAAGGATTTTATCTCAGGAAATGCCTAAGATAGCAAGTAAGGCAATGGACAGTAATTGCACCGTTATTTTCACTAATCAGGTTAGAAATATGATTGGTGGTTATGGTGGCGGTGTTACTACACCAGGCGGTCAAGCTATGAAATTCTATGCATCTCAGAGAATACATCTCTTTAAAGGGACAAGTGCTGAAGACCATGGGGAAAAAGTTGGTAACAACTCTTGGTGTAGGGTTGTTAAGAATAAGATAGCACCTCCTATGAGAGAAGCGAAGTTTACAATTAAGTTTGGTAAAGGTCTTGACAGAATGCAGGAACTTTTAGATTATGCCGTTGATTACGGAATTATTCAAAAGGGTGGCTCATGGTATTCGTATGGTGATGTTAAATTAGGACAGGGAGCGTCTAATGTAACTTCGTTGCTTGAAGACAATCCTGAACTTGAAGAAGAAATAAGAAACAAAGTAAATGAAGAAAGAAATAAACAACATTCCGAAGTGGAAGTACAAGAATTTTGATTTAGATGATTATAAGCAATTACCTGACGAACCTTTTGGTTTTATTTATAAAATAACTTTATCTAATGGTAAAAGTTATTTAGGTAAAAAGAATTTTTTCACAGAGAGGAAAGTTAAGTTAGGTAAAAAAGAATTAGCGTTAATTACAGATAAGCGTCTTAAGAAGTATAAAATCGTAAAGAAAGAAAGCGATTGGCAGACCTACATTGGTTCAAATAAAGAGTTAAAAGAGGATGTTGTGAAGGGTGTTTCTGTTGTGAGTAGAGATATATTATTCATTGCAAGAGATACTAAACAACTAACATATCTTGAAACTCGTGAATTATTTAAGGAAGATGTACTTGAAAAAGAAGGATTTTATAACGATAATATTTTAGGTAAATTTTTCCGAAAAGATGTTTAAACATGTTGAGTGAAACCTTGTGTTAATTATAAAGCGAGGTTTCACTTACTTTTTATTGAGTTATTTTTATATTATATTTGCAGACATAAAACTTTAACAAAGATGGCAAAAAGTACAAAGAAGACCAAAGTCGTTCCCGATATTATTAAAGTTAATGATTTCGAGATAGAAGTTGGTGCGATTTATAAAGTTATTAATAGACCTGATAAGTCTGCCCCTGAGGCATTCCAAGAGAAAGGTAGTACGAAACTACCATCTGTGGAAGTTGCTAACTATAGAGGGGTTAACTTTGTATCAGATGAATTGGGTAACGGTGTGTATGACACAGGGTTGTACGAAGACTCTCCGTGTTATGCTCTTTTAGACAGAGATGAAGTTAAGTTAAGAGTGAACGCTCTCAAGAAATATGTTGTAGAACCGTATGAAAGATTTATGGGTAAAGAAGGTTTATTGAACCACAACAACTTAGAATTTTGGGACAACTATTCTTACAAACTTGGTGTAGACCGAGCATTTAAAACATCTCAAGCTTCTGATTTATTGGACCTTGTACAAGCAGTACTTTCTTATCAGTTGGTACCGAAGAATGAAAAAGGAAACCCTCGCTATGGTGCGGCTCAATACATGGTTGAGGATGTAACTAAATACAAAGGTCATAAAGAAGAAATTAACAACAACTTTATGGAGGCTGTTCTTAGCTTTGGTAAATTGTTGGAAAATAACAGAGTTACAGCAATTAGAGCGTTGGAATATATTGGATTTAATACTATTTCAGAAGATATAGAGAATAGTTCCTTAAATTCAATGGTATATTCTTGGCTCATGAATGATGATGGTAACGCAGTTAAACTTCTTAGAATTTATGAAAAAGCTCTAACGAGCGACGGTTCAGATGAAATAGTGTTGTTCCACATACTTAATAAGAAGGTGCGTACAGGTCAAGTTTCAAATATTTCAGGGGAGTACTACTATGGTGAAATTCCATTAGGAGTAGACCTGAAAGAAGCAGCTTCAAGGCTTATGAAAGATAAAGAATTATTGGAGGTGCGACATGCTCTAATGACAGTTTAATGGATATTTTAGATGTTTACTACAGATTCCTTTTGAAAGTGAACAAGAACGCTATAAATGACAATATTGCTGTAGATAAAGGCAGGTTTGTTATTTTGTTCAATACATCTCAAAATAAATACTTGGATACAATTATACGAGCTTCCTCAAATGGGGAAGTTCGTAATATCCAAAAGTTTAAAGTTCCTAATAAGGAATTAGTGAAAGGTTCGCTACACGAGGATTTCCGTAGTTTTTTACTTCCTGAAGATTATTTTAGATTTGTCAATGTGAGGGCAAAAGGTGAACAAGATGGTTGTGAAGATTTCTTTGATGTAATGTGGGAGGTTAAATCTGAAAACATACACGAGTTATACAACGATAAGTTCAATGAACCTTCCTTTGATTATCGAGAAACCTTTTATACATTCGGGGAGGACACAATTCAGATTTACAGAAAAGGTTTCGATATTTCTAATGTCTTTCTGACATATTACAGGTTTCCAACACCTGTAGATATTGAGGGTTATATACATTTTGACGGCTCTCATTCCACAAATGTTCATCCTGAATTTACAGATAGTGACATAGAGAATATTTTAGACATCTGTGTTAAAGATTTTAATATCAATTCTGATTATGTAGAACGCTATCAGATAGATTCTAATGAAATTAATTCTATTGTTTAATCATTGTTTAATAAAATAAAATTATAAAAATGGGTTTACATAAACCGTTCGACCGACCAATGTTTTTGGTTAATGGGTCAGTATTGACTAAAGGTGGTTCACTTGATTTGAACCGAGGTCAAGTAGGTATTTTCGATACTCAAAATGTTAGCAAGGATGGTCTTGTGGCAGTTGAGGCGTTTAATGGTTTCCCTAAATCTCGAAGATTTGAGATAAGATACAGACAGGGAGAAAAACAAAGAGGTGAAGGATTATCGAGAAGTAAAGATAACAAAACTTTCGCTTCTTATCCATTCACAGTAGAAGATATTATTTCTATCAAGGTAGAAACTCCAAAAGTTTTAAAAGCTACTCCTGATGTAGTAATTGTTGGTTACAACGGTATTGATGACGCTACTTCTTTGAGATTTAGAAATGGTCAAAGTAAGAGTGCTATGATTCAGTTGTCAGGTGAGGCTATTGGACACTTAGGTTATCCTGATGCGAAAGTTCAAATTCCTATGTTCTTCGACGCAGGAAGTCTTTACAGTGACAAATGTACAACTGTTGACGGATGTGCTGATGGAAATTGTCAAAAAATTGTTGAACAGGCTATTGAGTCTTTCAAACAATTTAAACTTAGAGGTGGTGTTTCTCCTGAGAGATTTGTAAAAATTACACCTATCTTCAATAACAGACCTGTTGAGACAGAAGAAACTTATAACTTCTACGAACTTACATTGGTTGACGCAGGTGATGCTATCGCTCTTGCTGCTGTAAGAGAGCAGTATCCAGGTGTTGTTGTTGAAAGAGTTAAGAGAGAAGGTTTGACTTCTGTTTATCAGTTGTTACAATTAGGGACAGCTCCTGCCCCAGCAGCGTTTGTTTCTTCTATTCCTTCTTATATTAAAGGGTGTGCTGCTTGTGCAACAGGATTTACTGCTGCTGAGGGTGGTTATGTTTACTCTTTCACTATTGAAGATAATGGTGCTGATAAATCTGCAACTATTCAAGGTTTAACGAATGTTGTTGCTGGTTCAGTTCAAAAAGGAAAAGGTCAACAAGATGGTGTTGGTGTTTATACGGCACTATTCTCTAAGAAAATTTCTGCTACTGATATTGCAGGTGCTCTTGGTACAGAACCTACACTTACAGTTAACTATATAGGAGAAGCTCTTTCTGTATGTAACAATGCTACAACTTCTTCTACAAATTGGGTTAAAGGTAAAGAGGTTAAACTTTCTACAAGAGAATTTATCATCGACCTGCCAGACCCTAAATGTGATGGTGTTACAGATAGATTGGCTGAACTTCAAGCTGCTTATCCTAACTTAGAAATTACTAAGGACACTGTAACAGGTGGATGTCAAACAAGATACAAAGCGAAAGTTAAAACTAACTTGAGAGGTGAAGCTTGCGACCCTATCTTCTTAGATATGTACAAAGCGGAAGCTCCTGCTGATTTTGATGGTAGAGCTTGGAGACCTGTCGCTGTTGCTGGGACTCCTGCTAACAAGTGTGGATTTAAGATTGAAGGTAAAATCCTTGAAATCAATCCTACAGAATGTGTTATTGATGAAATCAGATACTCTGAAGACCCAATCAAGATTGAAGTATCAGGAGGTTGGATAGGAGATGTGAGAGAAGGTATCGGAAGAATTTCTGATGACCCTTTCCATGTAGAATATTTGTCTTACGCTTCTAAGAGAGATAAAGTAGGATATTCTTTAAGAGGTTATGAAAGAGAAGGTATCGCTTACTTCGGTGGTGGTATCGCTGAGGCTAAATCTAACCAAGAGAAATTCTTACAAGGTGTTGAAAGTAATATCAACTATAACGCTCAGTATATAGATTACGCTATTACAATTAGACGAAATCAGTTCTCTCAAGGAATGGGTGGTACTCATAGTGCTAATAATACTTTCCATATCATGGTTGAGGCAGGTAAACAACAGAAAGTTGAAAAACTTTTGAATAACTTGGCTGCTCAAGCAGGTATTGATGGAGTAAGAGCATTGGGGTAATATAAATTGAAGGGAGGGTTTGTTTAACTCTCCCTTTTTTAAAATATTGAAGTGATGGACGAGACTGTTAAAAATATAGATATAGACTTTCAGGTTTTAGAGAATAGGGACCCGAGATACTTAGTTATATATGATATTTCTGAGTGGGCTCATATAGAGGATAAACCTGCAATTATTGAGATAACACCTCCAGGGTTTTCTGAACCGATAACTCATTACTTAGATAAGCGAGTGATTAACATGTTTACAAGTGTTAGTTTAGGTTTAAGTGATGTTAGGGAAGAGAAGAGATATTTACCTGATGGTGTTTATAAAATAACAATAAAAGGTTCACCTGACAAATTCTTTGAGACAAGATACCATTTGAAGACAGATAATCTTCGTTTAGAGCTTGATAAGATTTTAATGAAGGTTAACTTTTCTTGTTCTGTTAACAGAGTGGATACAGAGCTTGTTAAAAGAATTAAGCGTGTTGAACTTTATATAAAGGGTGCTGAGGCGAATGTTCGTCATGATAACATTTGTGAGGCTACTACTTTGTTACAAAACGCTCAGAGAGACCTTGATAGATTGAAAACTTGTAAAACTTGTGTGTAATGGGTGCTACAAGTATATTTCAAAATAACTACGAGAACATTAGGGAGATGGTTGATGAAATCGTCATGTGTATGGCTGATAAAGACTTGATGTTTCGTAAGATGGGTTTGGCGAATAATTTTAAATCGGAGGAAATAGATTTGATACTTTATCTTTATGATTTGTTAGAACATCGTTTTTGCGAAATAGACTTTGACGATGAATGTTTTTTAGATAGGGTTTCAACATTATATCATAAATATGTTTAAATGGGTTGTAGAAAAAATAGAATAGCCGACGGGTGTATTAAGACACCTTCAAGATGTGTGTTTTACGACCTTGAACTTCCTGAGTTTTCTAAATTGAACTTGTTACAAAATTGTATAAATCTTGAGGATACTACCACTGATTTATATCAAATAACAGATTTCATTTTAGACTCTATAAATCTTAAGGATGTGGATAAAGGGACATGTGTAACATTCCCTGTAACTAAAAGTAAATACGATAAGAAGGAAGTTGTTCTTGTTAAAGACGCTATTAAAACACTTGTTACAGAGCTTTGTAAATTAAAGAAGAAAGATGGTGGGACAGATGATGTTCTTAAAGGTCTTGATTTGAAGTGTTTGAAAGAGTGTGAAACCAAAGTTACAAGTTTGACTGCATTATTACAATTGCTTATCGATGAAATTTGTAAACTTAAAGAGAAGAAATAATGGGAAAGTGTGGTCAAATAAACATACCAACTGTTGATAACAGCGAGATGGAATGTGATATGTTTATCTCTTCCACTTGTGTTAAGGTAAAAGGTACTGAGATGGACACACATGTGTCTCCTTCTTTAACGGACTATGTAGGTTGGTTAGAAAATACGTTTAAAGAGTTGTTTAGAGCGAATGAGAAGTTGAAGCAAGATAACAACAATATTAAACAGGAGATGTTAGCTGTAAAATCGGAGGTTAAAATGTTAAAAGCGAAAATCGCTAATATGAAAAAATAATTTCAATGAGTTGTTGTAATAAAACAGATGCTACACTTGTAGAATATACAGGTAGATGTCTTAAAAACATAGGTGTTACAGAGGGACACACTTTAGACCATGCTCTTAAAAGGATAGACACTAAGATAGAAACATTGTCTCACAAGGTGGATAATGATTTTATAGGGTTGAACTTGGGTGACGGCGTTAAAGTGTATAAGGATAAGGGACAGAATGGTTCTCATACTTTTAGAACTTTGAAAGTTGGAAAAGGTATTAAACTAACCGAGACCGATGACACTATTGTTGTTGCGGTTGACGAAACTCTTATTAAAGAATTAGTTTTAGGTTTTTATAACGAAGCAAGAAGATTAGCTTAAAATGAGAGGATGTAAGTTTTGTCACGAACCTGTGTGTTGTTGTGAAAAGAAAAAACCATGTGGTGAGTGTCCTGATAAAAAATTAGACGCTAAATGCGTAACTTACACTAACTTACCTTTGTTACCTTTAGGAATTATTAGAGGTGATAACTTAGAAGAGGTTATATTGAGAATAAACGAGATGTTCTCGGATGTATATTTGAAAGTAACTGATTCTGAAGTGAAAATTGTAAATGTGGGCACGGGTGCTCCAATTTATAAAGGTAAGGATGATGTAGGTAGAGAAGAATTTAAAACACTTTCTCAAGGTATCGGGATTTTGTTAACTCCTGAAAATGATACAATTAGAGTGAGTGTTAATGAAGAATGGGTTAAAAATTACTTGAAAAAAAGTGCTGATGCTGATTGGTTTGGTGATTTGGTTAAACGACTTATCAAACAAGATTGGTTTAAACAGTATTTAGCAAGTATTATGGATGAACCTTGGTTTGAACAAGTTCTTAAAGGGAATTTAGAAAAACAATGGTTCAAAGATTTGATAAATAGTTTTCTACAGAATTTAAACTTAAACATACAGACTTCGGGTGAAGGAGAGGCTCTTTTCAAAAAGAACGGTGGTAATTACACTTTCAAAGGTTTGAGTTCGAGTGATGGAAGTGTAACACTTGAAGTCACTGATGGAAAAATAGACTTTAAGGTTGCGAGGGTTCCACAAACTCCTCCTGTTAAGAAAGAGGTTGTGGCTACTGCTACGGGCGATGTGAGTTTAGTTCATTCTGATACGGAGACTAAAACGGAAATTTCAAGATTAAAGTCTTCATCCTTGAAATTGACAAAAAATAATGATGGTTCTGTAAGTATAGAACAACCGAGTGAAGCGGGAATTAAGACGTTTTATGTAAATAATACGTATCAACCTACTGCTGATTTCCCGTCTAACGGTAGTATTTCAAGACCTTACTTAACTTTTGATGAAGCAAGAGCAGCAGTAGTTGGTAGCGGGACAGATTTTAATCCTGAGAATAAATATGCAAGGATTATAGTACAGACAAGTGGAACAGTTGCAGAAAACCCAACTGTTAATACTTTAACAATTGAACTTCAGAATGATGTTAGTTTGACATACACAGGATTTGATGCTTTTGTGTTTGACTCTGAAAAAATTTACAATTCTGTTGGTAAAAATGGAAGTGGAGGTTTACAAGACGAAATGTTCATGAAGTTGGTTGGTAATGGTATTGTGACAAACTTTAAAGGACCTGGTATACTTCGTTGGGATGGTAGTCAGCGAGCTGGAGTTACTACAGACAAATACTCTTATTTTTACATAGGAGAAAAGACTTCTGATAGAATACAGTTTTTAGAATCTGACACTTATTCTTGGGAAGGGAACCAGACAAAGGCGGGTGGTGAAAGTTACGGAAGTGATTTCAAATACTCGAAAAGTTTGATGATGACAAACCCTATTGTTAGATGTAATTATAAAAATCCATCCGCGGACGCATCTATCACGGTACAGGCTGGTGAATTATTTATAGAGTCGTTGTTGAATTATAATTTGCGAGTTGATGAAGAAGGTCGTTTTTCTTCCACACCTAATGCGAGGTTGAATGTATCGCTGAATGCTAAAAGGATGCCTGTTGATTTGATTGATGAGAGGGTTACGGGGAAACCTGAGATTTATAAACCTATGGGTAATACCGCTTTTTTCTATATTGCTGGTGTATTTAACGTTTATAATTTGGTTGTTCCTAATTACGGTACTCATTCGCATGTTGGTAGGGATGCCTTTTTCATTTTAGCTGCAAATGCTTCTTTGTTGTATACTTCTTTAAAATATAGTTCTAACTATCATTTTAATTATTTCATAAATGATGCTGGTGCTACTGAAGGAACATTTATTTTAAACGGAATAGGGGGTAATAACACTGGTTATGTTGAAGGTAGTTTTGAGTATATGGTGATGACTTCTAAGAGTGATTATCGTCTTGTTATCCCGAACTTTAAATTTAAAAGTGTGGAAAATTTAGTTCCTGCTGCGACAAATCTTGCGTTGGATACCGAGGGTAGTTTTAGTGTGATTAATGATAACTTAATTAACTCGGGTGTTAAGACTTTTGCAAATGATGCTGCTGCAAAATCTGCAGGACTTGTTAGAAACATGTTGTATCGAGATACTGCGAGTGGACAAATTAAACAAATATTATAAAAATGGGTTGTAATTCATGTAATAAAAAACCTACAATTCTTTGTGGGTGTGAGAAAAAACTTCCTAAGTGTGGTTGCGACTTTAAAGTAAACACGGAATGTGTTCATTACAACGGTTCAACCCTGATACCATTGGGTCTTGTTAATGGAGATAACATGGAGGACGCTTTGGTGTTGCTTAATGATACTATTGCAGATATTAAAAAAGCCTTAGAGGAAGGTATGAAAATAACCAATGTTGGTGTTGGTTCTGAGTTGTATAAAGGAATAAGTTCAGATGGATATGCTGAATTTAAAACTTTAATGGAGGGAGCAGGTATTAAACTTGTGGATCATCCTAATGGTGTGGAAATTCAAGGAGATAATGTTTGGGTTGAACAGCGTATAAGTGATGCTCTTAGAGGTAGTTGGCTTGAAAACAAGTTTAGAACCTTGCTTGAAAGTGCAGAGTGGTTTACGGATGTCTTAAAACAAAACTTTAAACAGGAGTGGTTTAATCAGGTCCTTAAAGAGAGGTTGAAACAAGAATGGTTTAAAACTCATCTTAAAGAGTCTTTGAAAGAAACTTGGTTCAAAGACACCTTAAAAGAAGTTTTAAAAGAAACAGAGTTTAAAACATTCATGTCTGAATACATCACTAAGATGGTTCAAGAACAGACTTTAGATTTGTGTACACTTGTTAGAGGTTGTTCAGGCAATCAGCCACCTATTGCAAGGAATGATATTCGTTTGAATGTTCCTAATAAAGGATTGATTTCATTAAGTGAAAGTAATTTCAATCAAGTTTATTTTGATGCAGAAGGTGACCCTTATGTTGCAGTGAGAATAACAGGTGGGGATTTAACAGGTCTTACATTGAACGGTGTTCCTGTAACAATAGGTCAGGTTATTCCTAAAGCGAGTTTGAATCTTGTTCAGTACAATGCGAAGTTTCAAGATACTGCTTATGAACAAGTTGTAAATTATGAATTTGTACAATAATGGCAGATAAGAATATAACAGAGACTGTAATTTCTCTTGAGAAGGAAGTTATTCTTTTAAAAAGAGAGCTTAAAAATATTCTTGACTTACTAAAAGGTGGGACCACAATCCCACCTAAAGTAAGTGAACTTTCTGTAAGAGTTTTGGACAAAGATGGAAATTGTCAAAGTAAGGATGTTTTAGAGACACCTTTACAGAATGTTATGGTGGATAAGGAATATTTTAAGTTTAAACCTGAAGGGAAAATATTTAATCTTTTAACACTTTCTGATAAGTTTGAAAAACAGTTAAAAGAGATAGATGAGAAAATTAAAAACTTATAAACGAAATTTATTATGGCAAAAATAATATTTGATGTTGCAAAAGCAGCTGATGTATATGGTCACTGTGTATCTACGGTAGATAGTGCGTTTACAGACACAATTCGTAAAGGTATTAACTATAATAATGTAACACCTCGACATATCGCTTTAAATAATACTTGTGGGACTGCGTTTACAATTGAAGCTGGTACATTACTTTCGGATAATGGGTTTACGATAAGTGTTGAAAATGTGAATGTTGCTGCAAATTCAACTACGAATGTTCCTTTGATTTACAATAGTGCTTACACGGGTACAGCAAGTCAACTAACAGGTAATTTTAGTTTGAACCAAGGGCAGACTGTTTTACCATATATTATAACTATAACAGAAGTTAATCAACCACCTGTTTCGGAAAACAACGTACTGCGATTAGGTAACAGACAGAATAAAACAATTACAAAAACAGATTTGATTTATTCAGACCCTGATAACGACCCGATTACACATGTTAAATTTACAGGTGATGTAAGTAGATTATATACAGATTCTAACATGTTGGTTCCTTACACAAGTGGTACGGAATTACCTATTGAATTTACTCTGTATTACAAAGCTCCTGATGTGGATGACGAGTCTACATACAATGTAAATTATTTTGTAAAAGCGGGTAACGATTGGTCGAGTTAATATAATGGGGTGTAATAGCCCCTTTTACAATGGAGATATTTCTTATTGTTGTGATTTTGTCAATAGTTGTGTTGGGTACATTTGTTCATATTCAACAGATGAAATGGAACACCTCAAAAATTGAAGAAAATGATATTTTAGAAAGTAATAAATATCAGTTTTATACAAAACAGGGTCCTATAATTCTAAATGCTGATGTTATTGGTTTGCGAAATGGTGTTCAAAGTATTAAATTTGTAAAATATGATTTTGACATGTATCTTGATAAAAAGATGACGAAATTATATGAAAAAGGCGAGGAATTGCCTATGAATTTTCAATTATATACAAATATTACATCACTACCTACTACTATAACTTTCAGAGTTAAAATTAATGGGGAGTGGTACTAAAAAATAATTAATGAGTAATTACGAAGATAGTTTGCATTTGGCAGAGTTGGTTGCCTTGATGCGAAGACTTTTGTGTGTTATGCAACAGAACTCCTCTAAATCGGGAGGTGGTTCAACAGGGGCTATGGAAGCCTATGAAGCGGGCATTTTGTCAAAAACGGATTTTGAACAAATGACTCTTCCAGGTAATAAAACAGTGTTTAAATATACTTTTAAACAACCTTTTGCAGAGAAGCCTGTGTTGCTTTTTAAAACAGAAGACTCGAAAGGTGGGTTTGTACCAGCGGTTCTTATTGAGTCTACGAAGGATTCTTTTACGATAAGTAATGTATTTTCTTCAAACGCGAACGCTAAGGTTCATTATGTGGCTTATACACCTAAAACAAATAGTGGTGGTGCGAATGTAGAAGATTCGGATGGTAACTTTATATAAATAAAGGGAATGAGTAATAAGAAATTTAAATTTAAGGCTGTACCTACAGGTGGTAGTGTTCCTGCACCAGGTTCAGTAGGTAATAGTCCTTATACGTTGTTTGCTAAGCAGTTAAGTGCTACGACTTTTACACCTATCGTTACTGATGGTAACGGTAAAGCTTTGGAGATGGTAACTTCTTCAGGTGGGGGTGGTAGTGTAGACTTAACACCTTATGCTAGGAAAGATGCAGCAGGTATGTCTAATTCTGATGCACAAAATTGGGCTAATACTATTAAACCATATTTACCTACAGGTGGTGGAGGTGGTTCTCCTGCGGCACCTCAAAATATACAGAAAACTATTGAGACAGGTAATACTTATACTTTTAGTGATGCTACTACACATTTGAAGCATGATTTTAAGAATACTAGTTTTGAAGTTGGAGAGGATAATACATATAAGTCTTCTATTAACTTGAAAAAAGATAGTATTAAGATAGGTTATGAAATACCTGGTCAGTTCAATGGTATAGAATCTAGAGATTTTAATACGACAATTTATTCCTATGAATTATTTATAAAAGGTGATAGATATAATAATGTTAATAACCCTGCTATAGATAAAGTAGCTGTTGTAAACTATCAAACAGGTAGAGTAAATACTTTAACTTATGCCGAGGTAGGTTACAAAATTGTAGGAGCTAACAATGAAATTTTCATAGGTACTGATAATTCGACAGGTGCTAATACAAATAGGACTGCCAATGTTTCAGTAGGTACAGAGAATTTTAAAAGTTTAGCTGCTGATTCTACTAGTAACATTGCTATGGGTTATAGTGCTGGTAAAAGCACTACAGGTTCTAGAAATACATTCTTAGGGACATTTGCAGGTTATAATCAAAAGAATGGTTCAGACAATATTTTTATAGGTTATAATGCAGGAGGAGGAGCTGAAAATTCTACAGGTAATGTTTTTATTGGTGCTAATGTAGGAACAGGTTTAAGAGGTCAGGTTTCACTTGATGATATTAAACAAAGTTCTCCAATTTTTGAAGAGTATACAAAAGATACAAATCTTGCTAGAGATTTAGGTTTTGATACAGCAACTAAAAAATTCAATTCTACAGCAAATATCTTAATTGGGTATCAAAGTATAGCTTTAAATAATACTATCAATAGAGCAATAGGTTCGATTGGGATTGGTTATCAACCTTTAACAGGAGCTGGGTGGAGATTATATAACTCTATCAATATTGGGCATTTTATTTATGGTAAAGGTACTTACAATTATTACAATGTAATTACAATAGGTAACCATATCAGACCAGGTTCTACTTATGGTTCATTACATATAGATAATGGTATTGATAAAAGAATTTCTAGTGCTGATACTCTTATTTGGGGACAATTTGAAAATGCTAAATATAGTTATAAGAAACAACTAAAAATAAATGGTATTTTCTCTTTGAATGTATCTTACATGGAAAAAGCTGATGATTTAAGAAATCACAGACTTTTAGTAAGACAAGATGTAACAGGTCAAGTAAAATATGTAGACCTTGTAGATTTACCATTTACTAAACCAAATCCTAACTTACTTAGAAGTTCTTCTTTACCTATGATGGCACCAAATGATACAGGTACGGGTATATCAAGTATTCAGGAGGAAGCTACAGGTAAATTTGTAAGATACACTCCTACAGCAGGTAAAAGAGTTTGGTTGTATGGGTTTAAGTTTCCTGGCAATGGAAATGGTAAATATTCTAGAAGTGTTCTTGTAAGACATAATCATACTGCTGATTTAACTGTATGGGGGCAAACTGTAAAACCAAATACTTGGACTAGGATTAAGCAAGATGCGTATACCAGCACAAGTGAATGGCAAATTTTTGATATTGTTATACCTGATGTTGTAGTTGATTTAAAACAGTATAAACTTGAAGAAAGTCCTGTAAGTACCGATTGGGTTGCACATGTTGATGATACATTGGGTTCGGGTGTAGAAGAAGCTCCTGCGGATGGTCAAATGTATGTGAGACAGAATGGTAGATGGGTACGAGTTACAAAAGAATTATTACAAAATATTTTAAATTAATAAGTTATGGAGATAGCTATAGAAACAACAAGAGAGTTTCAGTTTGACGGGGATAGAGCGGGGTACATAAGGATGGAAATCCAATCTGTCACGAATGATATTGTTAGTGAAATTTACACTTTGAATATATTGGACTCTGCTTTTAAAATTGAAACCGTTCAGGTTAGAAAAGATAATCCTGTGAGTGAAGATGATATTTTTGAAACTTCCACAGCTAGATTTAATATTGCGTCTAAACTTAGAACAATTTCTAAAAGTTACAGGGATTTAGATGGTTTGGCTAAATTATTAAATTTAAAAAGGGAAAACTTTAAAACGGAGACTGAATACATAAATACTTTATTTAGTAAAGGTTTGATATTAATCACTCAACAAGAATGTATGTCAGGGTATATGGGTGAAGGTTTAGGTAGATATAAAACTAAAGCTCAAGATTGGAAAGATGTAAGTAAGTTAAATGAAGAAGCTCTAGATTAAATACTATGAAAATTTTAAATTTTTTAAGAGACTTGTTGCTATTTTTGATAGCTTTGTTTTTATTTATACCTCTCAGTGTTATCAATTTAGTTTGTGTGATTTATGTGTTTAGAGATTTAAATTACTTTAGATACTCTGCGATAAACATTGATAAGTTTGGTAATAGTGAATTTAGGACACTTTTCAATCTTGCTTTAATAACTAAAGAGGGTTATAAGTTTGGGAATGCTAATGAGACTATTAGTAGTACCCTAGGTAAAAATGAAATTGCAGGTACTCTTAGTTTTGTAGGAAGGGTTTTAGTTTGGTTGCTAAATTTGATAGATAAAGACCATTGTAAAAAAGCCATTGTTGAAACTTAAAAATGTAAAATGGAAGAAGAAATAAAGGATTACGAAGTACAAAATGAACAAGAACTTTCTGAAGATATTTCTATTCCGCAGAATAAAGGTTTAGTTGTAACTGAATCGATAAGTAGATTTACTATCCTGATAGCAAAGTACCCTGCAGCGTTTGTAGGGGCTTTGTTCGGGGTAATGTTCTTAATAAATCATTATATCGCTAATAGACGCTATGAAGAAGAGATTGTTCAGTGGAGAGAGCTTTATATTAAAGAGAAAGATAAAAATGATGAGTTACAGAACCAACTGCTTATCAAGGCGGGTATTATTGAGGCGATGAAGAAGAAGGATGAAGTTATTAAAGATAAAACAGAGGACACCGCTAAAGAAGTGTTAGGACTTGAACCTTAAATTAAAATTCTTAGATATTATGAAGACACATAAAAAAGATTTATTAATAGGTGCGTTGATAGCAGTGATTCCTGTTTTAGGATTATACCTTTGGGATAAGTATATAAAAACCGACAGGGATGAGAGATTGTTACAGGAGATAAAGAATACGCAGCAATATGTTGAAAATCAAAAATTATCACCTGTTGTGGTTTATAAGACTAAAGATAGTATTGTTCATGCTCAAAAATTAGATATTCCTGCTCACAGTATAGAAGTTGCTGTAAGTAAGGGTTATCGTAGTTATGTTCAAGATACTTTGATAAAAGCTCTGAACATCAGTGTGGATAAAATAACGGAACTTACACAGATTAAGGCGAGACTTGAGGGAGAACTGAAAGCTACAAAACAAGAGCTTGCAAGTAACAAAGCAAAGGTTACTCATTATAAAGATAAGTATCTTGAGGCAACAACTATTGAAGATAGTGCGGGTAGTACCTTAAAGTATGCTTATAATGCAAAACTCGATGTTGTACAATATGAGGATAGAAAGAATTGGTTTTCTCAAAAAAAAAGTTACATCGATATATCAAGTCCCGACAAAAATTTCAAGGTCAACGACATGGAACGTTATAAAAAGGAAATAAAGATTCCTAATAAACGATTTGGAGTTGGTGTAAATATTGGTTATGGTGCATATTTGCAAAATAAGCAAGTTTATTTAGGACCTTATATGGGAGTGGGTATTCACTATAATTTATTTAAATTTTAATTGTTAATGGAAACACAGAAAATTCAATACAAGTTGAGTGAGAGAAGTTTAAACAACTTGAAAAATGTTCATCCTGATTTAGTGAAGGTTATTAAAACTGCTATTACAAATAGTCCTGTGGATTTTACAGTTACTTGTGGTTTGAGAACTACTGCCGAACAGAGAGCTATTTATGCTAAAGGTAGAACTAAACCAGGACCTATTGTGACTAAAGCAGACGGTGTTAAAAACCTTTCTAATCATCAAGATGAAGCAGACGGTAAGAAAGATGGTTTAAGTTCTGCTGTAGACTTGTATCCATTCTTTTTAGGTAAGGTACAGGTTAATCATAAGGACACTATTGCAAGACTTCGAGATATTGCCGCTCATATTAAGAAAACTGCAAATGAGTTGGGTATTGCGATAGAATGGGGTGGTGATTGGGTTAAAATGTTCGACCCTCCTCATTTCCAATTGAAAAAGAAAAAATAATGTGTAATTGTAGAAAATTTTCCTCTAAAACAACTCTTGTAAAAAGGGGTTGTGAGGAAAGATACCAAGAGATACACGATTATAGCATGCGAGTTTTAACCATTTTACAAGTTAAAGAAACTGAGTTGTTAAATGAGTTAAATGTTAAGCTTCGCAATTGGTTACAGGATTTAAGATATAATTGTCCTGATGAGGGTGAAATACAGATTGTGAAAGAATATTTAGATAAAGAAGAAAATGAGTTTGCTTAAAATAATAAATACTAAAGTGCCATTGGATATCATTTCGAAGACTGAGACAGAGGGTTTTTGTAATAACACTACTACAGTGAAGTTTTCAATACTTTCTTCTAATCCTATAGAGATGATAACTTTTGTGGCAGAAACGGGTGGTGATGAGGGTAATTCAGGTAGTTTTGATTTATCACTTGAGGGAGGACAATCTGTAGTAAGTAGCAATGGTAATTTGGAAACTCAAACAGTACCTGTTCCTACAAATACCCCATTGGTTTTGAAAATAACAGCACATGCTCCAACGTATAGAGTTTGGGACAATGGAGTTCATTATGTTATAAGTACAAGCTGTGAACAAAGTGCAGAGCACCCTGTAACGGTTGTAGGGAGTATGCATGTTACAATGCGAAGCGATAGTTTAGGCTTGAATGCGAGGTTTGACGCTATTGAGAAATTATATGCTAACAATCCTGTGATGGATAGTTTGTAATATTATAAATAATAATTATAAACAAATAAAATGAGGTTTATAGATTTAATTCAATCAGGTTTAAAAGGGGATGATAAATTAATTCATTCTCGTTTAGGTAACATTGTATGGTTACTTACTACAATTTTCTTTTCAGTAGTATTAAAAAGTGTGTGGGCGGGTATTTTCTTTGGAATACTTTTCACTTTTGCTATTGCTTTTTGGAAGGAATTGTATGACAAATATGTTAAGAAAACATTCTTTGATTGGTGGGATATAGTGGCCGCTTTTGTTCCGTATCCTATTGTTAAAGCTTTGAATGAAGAATAAAATCACTGAGACATCTACCGTAAAGTAGATGTCTTTTTTCATAAGTTCTTATTTTATAGTTTTTATTGTTATCTTATTATTTACTATTTTTGTGGAAAAGTTATAAACAATGTATGATTATGATATTTATCCCGATTATGATTTTCAAGGGGATTTTGAAATAAATGGGAGTGTTCCTGTACCTAACCCGTTTGCAAAGCAGGTTCAACAAACTCAACAACCTTCACAACCTTTATTTTTCGCAGAGGGTGGACAAGCAAATGTATTTATACCTCGAAAGAATTTTGGGTTATCTCAGGAAGATGTGAACCGTTTTGCTCAACTTGGGAGAAGTGTAAATATGGGTGTAAACGATGGTAACAAAAATATTCAAGTAAATTATGAAAGACAATATATACCTTATGAGGATACGACAAATCCTCGTTCAAATGGTTACTATGGTGCGATGGTTGCTGATAATGGTAACGTGATGACAGACCTTTCCGAAGGGACTTTTATCAATGACCAATATATGAACATTCCTCTTATCACACCGAGACTTAATTTAACACAGAGAGACTATCTTTTAAAACACGGTGGTTTGGGAGATGATGCTGATATGAACGCTCAAATTCGTAAAGGTGCTGTGGAGTATGCACAATTAAGAATGGCTCAGGGGTTATCTCCATTTGCTGAAAACAGTGTGGATAAAGCAGGTCTTAGATTTGCAGGAGAAGGGGAAGGTCCTACGGTTATACGAAGAGCCGAGGCTATACCTGGAAATAGGTACACAGGTATTTCAAATGTAGATAATGCTCCAGCAATGATGACAATGATACCTCAGAATAAGTCTTTTGAAGCAATTCGACAGAACGAAATTGCTACTGATGTTAAAGCTACAACAGGTGGAGAAGATGATACAAATTACGACAAGTTAAGTTTCAAACAGGCGTTTAAAAAAGCGGCTGCCTCTAAGAACAGATACGACACTTTTACATGGCGTGGTAAAAAATATCTTATTGATTATAAGTAGGTTTGCTAAAAAGGCAAACCTTTTTTGTTAATTTTATTTGGTTAATTAAAATATTATTCTTACATTTGCAACATGAAAAAGAAGAAAACCAAATTGATAGATTTTGAAACATCTTGTTTACTCAAAGATGTCGGTTTCAGAGAACCTTGTTATTTCTATTATGTAAATAATGGTGTAACACTCATGATGTCGGGTGAAAAGCAAAATCACAACGATAGTTTGACACAGACCTCTGTTATATTTACAAAAGATGGAATTGCGTGGTTGAAAAGTAGACTTTCGGAGGAAGACCTGACCCTTTTTGATATACGATATGGTAAATCTGTAAAGTTGAAAGAAGAGTTGAGAGATTTGGAAGATTTAAATAATTTAATAAACTTTTATAAACGAAAATACATAAACAATGGAATTAGAATTTAAAGAAGGCGAAAGAGTGTTCGACATCCGTTATGGGTGGGGAACGATAAAAGAACCTATAAATGAATGTTTTACAGCTGTAATATTTGATAAAGATAGGATAATAGAATGTTATGATGAGAGAAATGCAGTGACAATGTTGTCTTATGAAGAATATGAATTACATGGAAGATGTTCTACAAATTATCGAAAATATGTGGGAAAATGGGGAGTCTTTACAGATGATACTCACGACATTGAAGATGCTTTTATCGGTATACTAAAAGATGTATGTGTGCACAACGGGAACATGAAGTTTGCGGTAGAGACTCAGGGTCATGAAGTTGAGATGAAAAGATTTATCCCTCTCACCGACGACATGTTAAAACGATTAAACCTTAAAAATAAATAAATATGAAAACAATAGGAGAAATAAGATGTAATGTTGACAATCAAAAAATAGAGTCAAGTTTAGTAGAATATGTAAGGTCTGATTTGGCAGGTATTATTGATATGTTGGAAGAACAACGAACAGATAAAGATTTGTCACAAGTGAGTGGAGAAAAACAAAGATTAATTTCAATCGCTCAGACTAAGTTGGAAGAGGCTTGTATGTTCGCGGTGAAAGCATTGTACACAAAATAAAAACATTTTATATGAAAACTACAAAATACGATTATATTTTATCGTTATGTACAGGAGATGACCCGATGAGAAAAGTTTTAAGCACGCCTTTCAAACAAGAGGGTTATTATTGTGCAACGGATTCATGGATTCTCTGTGTAGTACCTGATAAATATATAAAGGTGGAATATGAACAAAAAGGAACCCCTCCGAGTGCCGTAAGCTTACTCAACGATTGTTTGAAAAGTTGTAAAAATGAGGTTACTATTAACCGAGATAAATTGCTTTCTTACTTTTCTTTTTCCGAACTCAAGTGGAGAAAATCTCTTAAACAGTGTTCTCATTGTGAAGGTTACGGAGAAGCACCTTGTGAATGTTGTGGGAACTATGTAGAGTGTAATGATTGTAAAGGAACGGGGGAACTTGAAGTTTCCAAACCTTTCTATAAATTAAGACTTGATGGAGACGATGTAGAGTTGAATGGTTTCTTTTTTGTTCCAAATCTTATAAACAAGTTGTTAATGATTGCGTTTGTTTTAGGTGAAGAACAAATAAAAATGAAATATGGAGAATATCATAAACCTGTAATATTTGAAATAAAAGATTGTAAAATATTAATTTTGCCTGTTAATAAAGAATAATTATGGAAGATAAAAAAGAATTTAGATTAGAAAAATTTGAACTTCAATTTCATAGAGGTTACAATTTCGATAGTTCTGTAAATAGATATGAAGGTAAGGTAATTTTTACCAATGAAGAGGGAGAATCCTTTACTTTGAAACCTAGTGTCGAATTGTCATTTAAAATATTAGAGCTTATCAATCAGAAACTTGCAGAAAACACTGAAACCTTAGTTAATAACATTAAAGCAGCTATTAAAAATGAGAACGATAAAATTTAGAGGTTATACAACCGAACTTACAAAGAATGAATTTGTATATGGAGACCTAATTCATCTTGACGAACACGAAGTATGTGTTATGGAACAAGACTGTAGAAATTGGGATGTATTGGAAAGTGGATATAGAGTTATTCCTTCAACCATTGGACAATTTACAGGACTTAAAGATTTGGATGGTAAAGAAATATATGAAGGAGATATTCTATTACAAAGTAGAAGTTATGACCCTGATAAGAATATTAAGCATAAGGTAGAATATTCAGAAAAATTTGGTGGATTTAGTGCAACACCTATTGAGGGAGAAATTTATAGAGATTCTTCTTTGGATTTAACGGAAAGTCTCATCTATAATCATGGTTTTAAAATTGTAGGAAATATCCACGAGGGTAAAGATACCATTATTATAAGTGGATTTCCTGGAGTAGGAAAATCATTTTTAGGTAAAAATAATGATGATTTTATTGACTTAGACAGTAGTAGGTATGCAGGAGAAGATAAGTGGCAACGCTACAAAGAAAGAATTGAAGATGCTTTAGGTATTTATAAGTACATATTTGTAAGTTCTCATCAAGAGACAAGAGACATACTTAAAGAATTAGGACTTAAATATTATGTTGTATATCCTGATAAAAATCTTAAAGAAGAATATCTTAAAAGATATAAAGAAAGGAAAAGTCCTGATGAATTTATAGAATTGATGGATAGAAATTTTGAAACTTTTATAGATTCTATTGAAAATAATTCTCCTAATGGAGTTAAAGTGAAACTTACAAAAAGTGATGATTTTTTAAAAACAGTAATTTATAAATTAAAAGAATATGAGAGAGATTAAATTTAGAGGAATAGATGCACCCAACGGTGAATGGATATATGGTAGTTTAGTTATAGTTAATGATGACTTTCATATATTGGATGGTGAAGAGGGTACAGCTCACGACTATAACAGGGTGGACGAAAATACTGTTGGGCAGTTTACGGGACTCAAAGATAGTTTAGGAAAAGAAATTTATGAAGGTGATATATTAAGAAGAATGGAAGGCGAAGGTAATGAAAAATATAAGGTTGTTTTTGAAGAGTGGATAGGTAGTTATGCTTTAGTTAATGTAGAGACTCCTGAAGATATGAAAGAGTTTAGCAAATTTATAATTGGAGCGAGAAAGTTAATGATAGTAGGAAATATTTATGAAGATACTATTTAAAAATTTAAAGAAATGAGTGGAGTAACATTAAGAAAATTAAAAGAGATATTAAACGAAATTCCTGATAAGGAATTAGATAAACCATTAATTTATAATTCAGATGAATATTTGATGAATGGTGAAATACAAAGTATTCATAAATTAGAAGAAACTAAATATATAACAGATGATTGTGAGTTATTAACTTTACAAGAACTAAAGGAGGATTATGGTTACGAAAATGAGAAACAGGTACTACAAGACTGTTTTAAACTCGCAAAAGGGAGTTTCATTATAACATTTTAATTACAATGAAATAAAGAATTAATAGGAATATGAGTAACATATATACAACACTTGGTGCAAGTAACCATACGGAAAAAGAGAGACATCCGCAGGATTTTTATGCCACAGACCCAATAGCTTCTGAGTTATTATTACAAATTGAGAATTTATCAGATGTTATTATTGATAACTCTTATGGGCAAGGACATCTTATGGAAGCAATGAAAAATGCTGGTAAGAAAGTAATAGGATATGATATTGAAGATAGACGATTTGAAAATGATGATGTAGAATTTCATAATATGAATTGGCTTCATGTAGATAAAATAAATCCTAATGCAGATATTGTTATGAATCCTCCTTATAAAGAAGCCACGGAGTTTGTCGAAAAATCTTTATCATTATTAGGAGAAGGAAGAAAGTTATGTGCATTCTTGAAAATACAGTTCCTTGAGGGTAAGGCCAGAAAGAAACTGTTTGAAAAATATCCTCCAGCAAGAATATGGATTTCTTCAGGTAGAATACTTTGTGCTAAAAACGCAGAGTTTGAGAAAATGAAAGCAGGCGGTGGAAGTGCCGTAGCATATGCTTGGTTTGTTTGGAAAGAAGGATATACAGGAGATACGATAGTTAAATGGTTTAATTAAAGAGGTATGAAAATAAATGATTACTCACTTGATGAGTTAAAACTAAAAATCTATAATATTCAGAAATCTTACAGAGAATTATTGGAAAATGTAGGAATGGATACAGATTATATGGATGTAGATAAAACACCTATTGGGGATAATATTTCTCATTTCGAGGAAGAGGATATTCTACACAACATGGAGTTTACTATAGAGAATGATAGAACTGTCACATGGAAGATGGACTACACCTACGATGAAAGGTGGCCTGAAGTTTACTCTGGAAAGTTTAAAATAGATGAGTTAGATAGTTATGATGCTCTTCAGTATGCTCAAGATATGGTTGAAAAACTCATTAGAGATTTGGAGTACTCCATAAGAAGGCACGGAGAGGATATAGAATATGAGAAAAAAGGTTTAGAAGAATTTAAAGCCGTTAAGGAAAAATTATGGAAACTATAAAAATACCGTTAGGGTATTATGAGATAGATACTGAAATTGAAGAATCCACTGATATAGATTCTATCAATGCTCCAAGTATTTTTTATTTGGAAGAGGCGGCTCGTAATAATAACATAATAATTTTAGAAATGGAAAAACAAATATTTAAAGTAGGTGATAGAGTTTATGACTTTTACTACGGGTGGGGGACGATAACTGCTAAGAGAGAAGATTTTGAAAATACTGATTATATTTGGGTAGTTACCTTTGAAAATGGATATATCGAAGATTATACTATTGAAGGTAAATATGAAATAACAGATAAGTTTCGTAGTCTTTCTTTCACTGAGTATGACTTTGTCAAAGGTGGCTTTAGTCAAGAAAGACAAATAAACTATCACGACTATATAGGGAAGTGGGGTAAATTTTGGAACGAGGGTGATAAGGTTGTTATAGATACACTTGCAGAAATAGACACTGAAGAGTATGGTAGAATGGTGTTTGGTCCATACATTACAAACATGTATTACGATAACTTTGAACCATTAACAGAAGAACAATTAAAAATACTAAATTTAGAATAATGAAATCAGACACGTTATCAGTAGTAGACAAAATAACTACAAAAACAGGGGAAATAGCTACTAAAATTGAGAAATCAACAGTTAGCACCTTAGATGAATTTATAACCAAATATGAACCTTCAATATCTTCCAAATTAGGTAGTATGTGGGAGTTCTTTAAGGAAACTTCTAAAAGTGCTTTTGATGCTTTCTATAGATATTTATTAGTTAGAGAAAGTTTTCCAATAGTTTTAACGGTTATAGGTCTTATTGTTGGATATTTTATTTATAAGAAACTTGTTTCTTTATTACCAAAAGAAGATATTTTATTTCCGCTATTAGAAGAAAAAGATGACATGTCTTATTTGGAAAAGAGTAGAGTTAGAGATAATAATAATGCTAATAATTGGAATAGATTATTTTACAAAATAGCTCCTTTAGCCATTTATTTAATTATTACTTATATAGCTATAGATAATATAATACCTAATATTTATAACTTGGTTCAATTATTTGTTGCTCCTGAGGCTAAAATATTAGTAGAAATTTATAATCTTTATAAACAATAACTATGAGTTTATTTGATACTTACAAAGAAGTAAAAAAGAGTAAAGTTCCTGATATTGTAAATAAGTTAGGTTTAAAATATGATATTTTCATAACTGATAAAGATTACGAAGATTTAATGCTCGCTAAAAGTGTCTTTAAAGATAGTCGAGTTATACTACATAAAACTTTAAAAGAATTTTTGAGTAAAGAGTATGAAGGGTATACTTTAGAAAAATTAAAATATTATCCTAAAGAGCTCCCGTTACAAGTATTAAACATTTTAGACGAATTTTACGATAAACATGATGCAATTATAGAAAAAAATAAGGATATAAATCATTTTTATATATTAGCACCGAGTAGAGGTTTTAATAAAAGTGGTTTAGCTAACCCTAATAAAATTTGTATTGTATATTCATATTTTAATATGTATATAGAAGTGTGGAATGGCGATATAAATTTAGAAGATTTAACTTTTAAAGAAACGTTTAAAGGTGTTTTTTATAATTTATGGGACAACTTTATAGGAATGTTTGATGATTTTTATATTATAAAAAGAAGTTTCTATTTTAATCCATTAATTATCTTATCAATATTACTAACAATTGTAAACTTTACTTTTTTTAATGATACTGAAAATATTCCTAGTCAAGTGATAGCATATGGAATACTTAATTTAGTAGTAATCGCAGCTAGTGGTATTTATTTTGGTATAAATTTGTGTGAAAAACATATAAAACCTTTTAAACATCTAATGTTTATGATAGGATATTCAGCAATAATAAATCTTATCTTTTTAAGTTATAAATGGCCTAAACTTGAAGGTACACATAATTGGGAGAGTAATCAAGGTAATGTTAAAATTAAAATATATAAAGATAGACCTTTGAGGTGGGAGAGAATAAAAAATTAAAATTAGAATAATGAAAAGTTATCAAAAATACTTTGATAAGTGGGGTAAATTTAATGACCATGGTGAGGAAGATTGTAGTATATGTAAATTAAAAGATGTGAATTATAATGGTCAGTTTGTAGATTATTTAGGTAACAAATGGGATGAGTTCGAACCTTTGACTGATGAACAGGTTGAACTATTGTCTAAAATAACAAGAAACACCGTACTTTCAGCAAGTGACAAATATCTTCCTTATCAATCAGAAGTTTTAAAAGATTATGCTCAAGTATTTATAGACCATTTTGGGAGGAGATTTAATTCCGATGGACATTTCTTTGAAGTGGAAATCATATATTCGGAACAAGTAACATTTATGAAATTTAAAGTTATTCCACAGCCTTCTGAATTTAAAAATTCCATTCAATGGAGTGAAAAAGAAAATGAAGAAGTTATCCATCTTATTTCCAAATTAGGATATGAAGACTTAGACGATGAGAGTTTATTACAGAAAGGTATTCGAGGGATGGAATCAGAATATTTTTATGTAACAAGGTTTAATCAATACAAATATTGGCAGCCTATAATGGCATATTTGGATATGTCAGATTTTATACACGAGTTTTTGAATTATAAAAATTAACACAATGAAAATAGACGGAAATACATCAGATGGTTATCATACATTTAATGAACTATATGAGTTCAGAATGATATATAATGCAGCACTATTCAATGAGTGGGCGAGTCATAACAAGTATGAAACAAACAAAAGTTGGAAACATCATGATGGAGAATGGTGCTTCGATAAAGAGAAAGAATGGTTTATTGTAACGGCTAAAACACCTTTTGGGGTTATTTCTAATCATTATCCAGCAGAAGATTGGGATATGTTTAAAATCCCTGAAACCGAAACTTCCATTCATGAATATGATGGACATACGGCTCGGGATGTAGTAAGAAGATTGAGAAATACAATTAAATTGGAGTTTGCAGCATCTTCATTGGAACCTCATAAGGTAGGTTTTGAAATTCAGAGATTACAATTGGAATATAAAGCATTGTTAAAACAATACGATGTTGAATGGGTGTCAGTATATTTTGGAGACGATATAACACAGGTTGCTGACTACTACATTGAAAATAATTTTGAAATTTCTGTAGATTGGGAAAATAAATATTTGAATTGGGAAATTACCTGTAATGACGGGGAAAATGTTGTGATTCATAAAACAGGTTATGTTGATTTCTTTTGGCTCGAAGGTGGAGATATTGATGAGCAGAAAGAAATGAAAAAAGTGTTGATAAATGAATTAAGACATTTGATTAAAGACAGGGAGTTGGTAGATGTTAAAAGTCGCACTATTACATTGTTGGAAGAAAAAGAAGTTGAGGAATTAAAAAGAGTTTTAGAAAAATTAAATAGTTAAATTATGAAAATTACAGAAACACATTGTTTAGGAGAGTGGGATAACACCACTTCTGTAGAGATTTTAATGAAAAACGAAGATGGAGATGAAATTAGTTTTTATTTATCTGAAGGAGAGCCAGAAGATATGACATTTGGTAGAGATTTGTCAGAAGTATTTGGTATTGCAAAAATGCTTAAGTTTGCATATGAAGCAGGTAAGCGTGACGAAAAATTAGAATATGTTCTTGAAGAAGAGAAAGATGATTAATGAAACCGAAAAATAAAATATGCATAATTTGTGGTAGGGACGACCTACCACATTTTTCAAAAAAGAGGTGTAGATATTGTGCGATGAAAAGTTATGATAAACCTAAAACAGTCAGAAAAGAAAAAGAGAATAAAGAAGAGTTAGATAAGTATTTTGAAACTTTAATCAATCAATACAAATCTAACCCCGTGTCTCTTGAATCAGGTGAAAGGATTTCTCAAATTGGTAGAGTTAATATCTGTCATCTTTTTCCAAAAAGAACATTTAAATCATTATCGGCAAATTTGGATAACCACACCGTATTAACTTTTGCAGAACACACTCGCTTCGATGATTTATTAGATAAACATGATTTTATAAGATTAGAATCAGAATTTCCTATAAGTTTCGGGCGATTATTAGATGTTTACAATAAATACAAGGACGAGATGGAGATAACAAACTTAACTTTAAAGTTAGATGAATATCTTACTAAAGAGTAACTTACTAAATAGTAACATTAAAAAATAAATAAAGATGAATATTTTTTGGAATGGCTCAGACCTTATTGGTCTTGCAATAATGACTTTTGTGATTTTGGTAGTTCTTGTTAGGTTAATGGTTTTATGGGTTGTGGAAAAGATTAAACAGCTTTTTGTCAGTGAACAAGAACCTCTCAAATCGACGGATTATGTTGTAGAACAGCTTAAATTTTTAGTGGCTCGTTATCCTGAAATCAAGATTAAATATTATTTTGAAGATTTTGACAACGACCATTTTATTTGTTTAGATACACGAGAAAATGAGAAATTGCTTTATAGAGAACAATATATACAAAAGTTTGATAAACGATTTATACTAAAATTTCCAAATGAAATGTTAACTTTCCTTCTTTTAGAAGATTATTTAGAGTTCGCAACTAATGGTAAATTAATATTTGAAAGTAAATAAAAACTTTTTAAATTTTGAAGAAATAAAGTAAAAATAATTTGTTAGTTTAAAAACCTTTTATTATATTTGCAACATGAAAAAGAAATTAAAGATACATCATATAGGTTGCACTCACATGACTCATGAGCAACTCGATATACCGAAAGACACAGATTTACTCATTCATAGTGGGGATTGGTCTAATTATAGAGATGTTGTAAAGAATGAAATAGAGTGTAAACAATTCATAGAGTGGGTGGGTGAAAAGTTAAGTCATATTCCCTATAAAGTGTTTGTGCCAGGTAATCATAATGTGTTTGAGTTTGAGAATTTGAAATGGTCAAGAAGAATGTGGGAGAAGGTAGGTGTTAAATTACTCATTGACGAACATGTTGAAATAGAGGGTTATAAGATATTTGGGTCACCTTATGTACCTACTTATGGTGATTGGGTTTTCATGGCAGACCGAGGAAAGTTGTATAAGAGGTGGTGTAATGCTATAGATGATGATATTGATATACTAATTACACACGGTCCTCCTAAAGGAATTTTAGATTTGAATTGTAATTTGCAACCGACGGGAGATTCTGCTTTATTAACAAGAATACAAACTCTTCATAATTTAAAGCTTCATATGTTTTCACATATACATTCTAATTCAGAACAGCGAAACACAGGTGTTTTATATAGAGATGGTGTTTATTATTCTAACGCAGCGGTAGTTAAAGATGGTGAAAAATATGTTGCTAAATACAACGGAAATACATTTATCTTAGAAAATAATAAAATAATCATTAAATTTGCAATCCTA